AGCTAAAGCTACGGGTAAGAGGGATATTCTATTCATAAACGAAGCTAATCATATCAAATATGAGATAGCGGATACGCTTATGATTCGACATAAAGAGGTGTGGATAGACTATAATCCAGATCATGAATTCTGGGCACATACTGAAGTGTTAACAGAACCTAACAGTGAATTTCTATTATTGACCTATTTAGATAATGAGGCATGTCCTGAAGAAACGATAGAGGATCTTAATATTAAAATGACTAAAGCCTTTTATGATCCTTCCGGGGAATGGGCAGATAAAATTAAAAATTCCAGCGGTACGCTGGTAGAGAACCCTAACATTAAGAGCTTCTATTGGGCTAACTGGTGCCGAGTGTATGTGAGAGGTGAGGTAGGAACTATGGAGGGTACTATCTTACAAAACTGGAAGACAGTAGAGGGAGTTCCTCCAGGTGCTGAGCTTACGGGGTATGGTGTTGACTTTGGAAAAGGAGGACCAGATCCTACTACCACCGTAGCTATTTACCGATATGATGGTATGATCTATATTGATGAGTTAATATACCAATCTGGTTTACTTACCTCGGACCATGTAAAGCTATTGAAGGCAGCAGGGGTAAATCCTAAGCTGCCTATGTATTGTGATAATGCGGAGCCTTCCAAAATTAAAGAGCTACAGAATGCCGGATTTAATGCTTCAGGCCCTAAGAAGGAAACTATAGCCTATGGTATTGATCTGATGCAGGAATATACCCTGCGAGTGACAGCCAGATCTTTAAATCTCATCGGGGAGTTACGTAAATGGAAATGGTCAGATAAGAATAAAACAATGCCTATTGATGCCTTTAATCATTGTATTGATGCTATCCGTTATTTCTTCGTAGGGAAATGGGGGGCTAATGCCTCAGGTAAAGTAACGTATAATCGAAGAAAGAGAAAATAAAAATGGGACTGTTTAATATTTTCAGTAAAAAGAAACAACCTGCCCTCGGTAGTACCGACAGGGGGGTCGTGGAATCCGACAGCCCCTTAGTTATTAATTTGGCAGGGGTAACCCAGGAGCAGATAGATTATATTTTCAAATATGGTAAGGGATCTAACTCCCTGGGAGGATATGAAAGTTTACCATTTACAGATCTTCCTTATGGGGTGGTTCGTAAGGATATGATAACACTTCAGAAAAAGGAACTGCATGCCGAGGCTATAATGCTCTTACTAAATTGTCAACACGAAAATGTAAAGCTTAAGAACATCACTCAAAATGATATCTTTAGTTTTATGGTATGGATCAAAAAGCAACATGATAAGATAGCAACTTTAGAAATGCATTATCTTAAAGCGGATCCAGATCCCCATATGATTGCAGCAGGAGTACATAGATTAGATGAGTTTGGGGCTCTTGCCACTATACATGCCCTTGCCTTAAATGATATGAGTAAACATGCATTTATAGAAAACTCTCCTTACTACAAAGTATATGAGGTGCTTAAGCTGGAGAAAGTCCAGCGGGAAATCCAAAAGACTTACGCTGAAATAACGAAACCAAAACAAAATACTAAGAAATGATAATAGATTACTTTAAAGCGTTAACGGAGCATTACAACTCTATAAATAAGTGTGGTTTCTGCTGGGAGTACGGAGCCCCATTATCAGAATCAGCAATGAATAATCAGCAAGCAATAGAAGATAGGCAATGCTGTTTAAATGTCTTTGTTACAGATTACCAGGTATCATCATACTACCAGATGAATAACACCACAGGACTATCCAATTATGCAGCTTGTGACCATAGGTTTACCTTATTCGTAGTACAGCAAAGGGATGACATAGGCCAGAATGTATTTAACGAGATTCCCGGGCACGACATTACCAGCAGCTTATGGCAAGAGCTATACTCCCCTATCCTGGAATGCCTGGGGTGTGATCGTAATCTTTACGAGTGTGAGCTGGGGTATGACTTTGAGGTAACGGCTTGGGATATGGTAATAGTAAAATTTAAAGATGATAGGAACTTAACCGGATGGAAGATCACCGGGAGATTTAGGGTACCAAATTTAAATACATTCAAAAAATAATTTGTCTGTATAAAATATTTTACTATATTTGAAAGTTTAAAATATGGATGGCGTTCGCCCGAATAATAGTAAGATGAACGCCTCTTTTTAAAGATTTTCCTTTCATTCAACGATCAGATAAAATAACCCTCTTAAAATTAAGAGGGTTATTTGTTTAACAAAATAATAATTGTATATTTGCTTTAGCCTTGCAAAGTTCCGCAAACTTTGGTAAATGATTATACACTGTTAAAGCCCCTAGAGATAGGGGCTTTAATTTTTAGTCTACATTAAATTCAAATCCATTAGCGATACAATAATCTTGTAGTCTCTTACGCATACGGTGAAGATAATCTATGTAAGATTCCGGAGCTTCAGGAACTAATCCCGCCCTAACATCTGCTATTTTAGATTCTATAGCCCTGTTCTCTTTATCCAGATCTACTATTAATACCTCAGTAAATGTAAAATCTACTAACGTAGTAGTATTAAATCCTAATCCCTGAAGAGATATGTAGGAGTTATTAAATTCAACCACATCAAAAGTGTGACCATTAAATGCGCTGTAAGCGCTTCCTGATTTTGCTTTTAAAATTGCTTTCATAATATGTAATGGTTTTAATTACATGTCAAAGATACATATATTAGTTGATATTAAAAAATTATTTTACAAAAATTTAAAAAATATTTTGTAGTTAAAAAATAATTCCTATATTTGCCATGTAATCATTAACAAACAAAATTATGTCGGAACAAAAACGAACTTATGCAGAAGCTGTAGAGCTTATGGTAAAATGGTGGTCTGAAAAATCATTTAAGACTGCCCTAAATCAAAATAATGGAGATCCCAGCATAGCAGGCGGTATGGCTTTTATTATGGGCAATATGGTAGCCGATAAAGCTAAGGAGGGAGCAACCCCCGAAAAGATAAAAGCCTTTGAGGATAAACTAACTGAGTTACTAATGCCAGGAGAAACAGGGGGCAGATGGGATAGGGAGATAGATGTAGATTATCATGCGTGGGGCATATTAGAGGAAGCTTTTACTCATGCAGGTATTTCCTCCAATTGTGCACCTATAAAAACATTTACTTACATAAATGCCCAGAATGAAATAGAGGGCAGATATCAATACGGTGGGGCCTGGTTTATAATTTAATCAATAACAAATAAAATTATGGAAGACAAAAACAATATTAATTTAGGGACCTTCTCCTGGGAAGTATCGATAAGTAATATTTTAAAAGCAGGACACGGTATTTTAGAAATAAATTCGGAAAGACAAAAACAAATAGATAAGCATGGATTTAGTGCAGAATTTCAGGCAGAGCATCCAGAATATTACGGGGAGGGGCAATTAGAATCTGCTGCCTTCGAGTTATTGAAAATAGATTATGACGACTACCCTATAGACTTCAGGCAACACGCGGTAGAATGTCCAAAAGGATGGAATGAGGAATGGTTTACAAAATTAGCCCTTAAAGATAAAAGGGATAGAATCCGAATAGCAGCCGCTCTATTAGCTGCCGAACTTGACAGACTTAATTATTTAGAAAACAACAAATAAAATTTTACATTATGCAGGAACAAACGCAAAACACAGGGAACGCTCACAAAGTGATTAACGTAAATCATAGAAGTTCTAAAGAACAACGTAGACCTAGAATCACCCTAGGTAGAATAGAGGATAAAAAATCTGGTAAGGTAGTCGTACCGGGAGTAAAAGTAGTAGGTAAAATAGCATCTACTCACCCCCTATACGGCCATCTTAAAAAAGTAGTAGTCGCAAAGATTCCGGCCGAGGGAGGATATTTCCTCAAAAGTATGAAGCTAAAAACCGCTTTACAGAAAGGATACTACAAAGTAAATGCTACTGATGCTAAAACTAAAGCATCTATTGAAAAAGCCTTAGAACCCTTTCAAAATACAAATGCTTAGATCATGAATGGGTATTATATAATTAAAGATCTTGAATCAGATCTGTACGTAGATTGCAGTTTTAAATTGAATATATTTAAGTATTGTAAAGAATTTTTTGGGAAGCATGAAGCTTTAGTCTGTATTCATTCCGGTTTACCCGCAGGACATTATACAGTAGTTACATGTTATAGAAAATTACCATAGTTAATTTATTTTTCATTATATTTGAAGCACCCTACATGGGGTGCTTTTTTATTATGGCATCTTATCAATTTTTAACAAACGAAGATATAATACTAGTTATTGAGGAGGTCGTAGAAAGATTCTTAATTCCAAGATTCTTAGAGTTAGATATGAATGCTTCCGGGGAATGGATTAAAAGCTTAGAAGTAGTAGCATCAAATAATAGAGAGGCCGTTATCCGGGGAAGAGATTATACATACTATCTTACAAAAGGTAGAGGTCCTAACAATGACCAAAGTATAGAGGCTTTGAGACGTTGGGCAGTATGGGCAGGAAATACTTTTATTAAAGAGTGGGTTAAAAATAAAGGCATTGCTGCCGATCCTATAGCCGTTGCTATGTCAATAGCTAAAAAAGGAACAACCTGGAAGCGCAAAGGAGGATCTGATTTATTAGAGGTTTTAACCGAACCGGATACGATTCAATTTATCGAGCAGAAAATTCGCATGATAGTACAGCCCCGGATTGTAGATGCGCTTCAACGTAACGCTATTGATACGTTAAGAAATATATAGGTATGAAAATCATAAAAATAGCTTCAATATTATGACAGTCACAGGATTAGAAAATAATTATTATTTGGCAGGAGATGGGATCTGGATCCAGATTTCAAACTTCCCTAAAGTTCCTATTAGATTAGATCTTAAAGTAACTAATATAAATACATCTGTTAGCTATCCATTACTAAGACTTTACCCGGATCAAAATAATACATTCCAATGTAACATATCTCAGGCCGTAAGACCTTTGCAACCCTACCCTAACCACCTAACGTTAAATACTCTCCAAAACTATAGAATGGAATTTACTGTTACCTTTAAGGACAATGCTACTGAGGCTACTACCATTGAAAAATATTTTATCAGAGGGGGGAGGGCTAAGAATAATGTAGATGAGTGGTATTTAGTTGACGGGCAAAAGCTTGTTGTTGGGACGTGGGTTGATTGGAGAGGAATTCTTCTACCAAGTTATGCCAATAAAATCCAAGGTGGTATAATCGTAAATTATATTCCTCCTGCTTCGGAAACCTATAAAATGATTTTGCCAAGCGGATGTAATGCTAAAATTATTAAATTCAGAAATTCTCTGGGCGGGTATCAATATTGGGTATTTGAATCTTACGAGATAAAAACAAAAGTAAAAGGTAAAAATACTATCTCTCAAATCCCGAATAGTTTACGGGATCACGCAAGCCTTAACACTGGCTTAGATGCCTCCGAGGAAATTACATTGAAAACCAAAACCCCGGCAGAGCTTCAGCCTATCATATTGGACCTAATTAAATCTCCTGAAATTTTATTATATGATCCTGACGGTAGATCAGGGGTTGATGACTTAAGTAGCTGGACACGTTTAGAGTTAACTAATTCAAATGATGCTATATTGAATTCAAATGATATGAGCTATCCGAATGAATTAACATATATTTTACCTGATTATGTAAATAGAGATTTGTAATATGTTTATAACTCAAATATTTTTTAATGGTATTCCCCTGGACCTTTATCCTGACAAAAAGATAAAATATAATATCCAGGCGAATGATATAGCCGAGATTAAGGACCGCCAAGCAAGCTATACTAATAGTTATTCGATCCCGCGAACTTCCAGAAATATTCAGATTTTGGGAGGCCTTGGGGTTCCTTCAGATACATCACCTTACCCGTATCAAAAACCTAATTGCATGGTTTGTATTGACGGATTCCCTATAATGGTAAAAGGGTGGCTTAATATAAAGTCAACTGATGATGAATATAAGATTTATATCTATGCTGGAGTTATTGATTTTTTCAAATCCATAGAAAATAAAACATTAGGTGCAGATTTAGATCTATCTGAGATAAACCATAATAAAAACTTAGCCTCTGTTATTGCCTCATTTACTAACCCCTATTACCGTTATCTTATCACGGATTATAATGGGCTTACTCATTACGGATCTGGGGGAGAT